ATACGTACATTGCTTATTAAAGAAAGGACACTCCAAATCGCACTGATGCATCTTATTATATTTACAATGCGGGAAGCGCAGGTCTATGGCAACTTCGAGCTTTTCAAATTTTTCATGCCATGAACTACTATTGTAGAACCTCACGGCTGTTTGCCATCCATAATATTTTAAAATGTATTTAAACATTGATACTAATTTATATTGTTCATTGAGTCTAAGCTCTTCTTTTTCTTCTTCTGTTAAATCTCTATAAGTATATCTATCTTCATCACCTGTTTTTATCCAAAATACTTTTGGATTATTTCTTAATTCTTCTGAAGCTTCAGACCATTTAATTGTAGGTCTTCGACTGATTCTCATACCACCAGGTCTGATTGAATCACAGTGCATCTCGGCATCCAGTATCGCCGCACTTAAGCCAGTTACTATCATATTTATCACCTCTTGTTTTACTTTATACTTATATTATAACAAAAAATTTTTTAAAAATCAATCAATCCTCTTTAAACTTGACAAAAGAAAATTTTTGTGATATAATTTAATTATGATGAGAAAGGAGAGCTTTTATGGCAGATTTAAATGATAATAATTCAGTTTTATCTTCTGCGGAAATGAGTGAAGAAGAAAGCACTAAACCCACTCATAAGTTAGATTATACTTTACAGACTCCAGAAGAAAGAAATGAATTGGTTAAGAAGATAATAGATGAAACGCCTCCTGAACAGCTTACTAATAAATATTTAGAGATTTTAAGTGATTATATTATTTTTGCAATGGATAAAGAAGAACGCAAGAAAAAAAGAATATTAACTGAAAATAGAATGGTAACTGTAAACAAGAGGGAAACATCATTTCAAGGATTGGCGGGACAGCTTGAAAATGGAGAAGATGGTATCTATAATATGATAGCAAATGATAAGAATATTATCTTTACTCCAAAAATTTCAATAACACAGCAGGATGTTGATGAGATTCCCGCACTTAAGGATTTAAAGGCGGCGATAGCAGAAGTCGAAAAAGAAGAAAAAGCGGCAACTGGCAAGAAGAAATTTTTATTAAAGAAACAGTTAATTGAGATGCGGCAAGACCAATATGTTATAAAAAATGCTTACCGCCAGCCAATGTACTTTACTAACGCAATAAAGAGTTTTTCTAAAGCTAACTTTGATGAACATATAACTGTAACTCCCGAAGGAGAAGTAAAAAGTGATGGATTAATTTCTTTATTTAATCCTAAACATATTTCTGCGCTATTGTGTAATTATTCTACATTAAAAGAAGATTCTTGGGGAAAATTTTGGACAGATTCGTATTATTTAATGGAAGATTTAGACAATTTAATCGAAAGGACATTAAAAGAAGATTATCCGCTTTATTATGACCTTTTGATTTATAAAATAGATGGTAAATCAAATGCGGAAATCCAAATATTACTTAATAAAAAACATGGAATTAAACATTCTGTAGAATATTTATCTTCTCTTTGGCGCAATAAAATTCCTAAGCTTTTGGCGGAAAGGGCTCAAGAAGATTATATTGTTTGGTATTATACCACGCAAGAGTATGGTAAGTGGAAGCGTTGTAGTAGGTGCGGACAGATTAAATTAGCGGATAATAGATTCTTTTCAAAAAATAAAACTAGTAAAGATGGTTGGTATAGTATATGTAAATGCTGTAGAAACCATAAAACTAAATAAAGAAAGGAAAAATTATTATGTCAAATAGTTGTACGTGTCAAAAATGCGGTAAGACTATGGATGCTAAGCAATTCTATACTTATAAAGATGGTAGTAAAGTTGAATTGTGTAAGAAATGTCTAACCATGCATCTTGACCCATTTAATCCAGATACTTTTGTTTGGATATTAGAAAAATTAGATGTTCCATATCTTCCTGAAGAATGGAATGTAATAAGAGATAGAGATTATGCTAAGAATCCAGCAAAAGTAACTGGTATGGGAGTTTTTGGAAAATATCTCTCTAAAACAAAATTAAAACAATATCGTAACCCAGCAAATAATCAACTTTATGGATTCGCGGATTCCGAGATGCTTTTAGCTAGGAACGCAGAGAAGCGTGAAGCCGCGCTTGCGCAACAAAAACGATTTGAACAAGAAACTCAGGCGGCGTATGATAGAGGAGAAATCTCTGAAAATCAATATAAAGTTTTAATGAGTACAGAAGCTCAACATGAAGCTGCGGAAGCCCGCTTGGCAAATGACGCGGCTAACCCCTATAAAGGCAGCGACGACCCAGCTAATAGAGCTTATAACCCATATAATGAAGATCAGTTTATGTCTGAGGAAGAATTAAATGACCCTGCCGCAGACTTAACACAAGAAGATAAACTTTATCTTGCAATGAAATGGGGTAGAACTTATAAGCCTAGTCAATGGTTAGCTATGGAAAAGAATTATAATGATATGAAAAATTCATTTGATATTCAAGATGCCGATACTGAAAATACCTTAATTCATCTTTGTAAGACTAACTTGAAGATGAATGAAGCTATCGATATTGGAGATTTAGATGGATATCAGAAACTTGCTCGAGTTTATGAATCCTTACGTAAGTCCGCGAAATTTACAGGCGCGCAGAATAAAGAACAATCTAGTGATTTTGTTGATTGTGTTGGTACTATGGTTGCCTATTGTGAGAAAAATGGCGGAAAAATTCCTAAGTATGATATTTCTGTAGATCATGATATTGTAGATACTGTTATTCGAGATTTAAAAGAATATACAAGGTCTTTAATTTATGAAGATACAGCTCTTGCTAGGCAGATAGAAGATTATTTAAAGAGAAGAGAAATACAAGAAGATATTAAAAAAGATAAAGAAGAAGCTAAAAAGAATAATAAAGAAGTAACAATTAATGATGAAGATTACCAAGAAAATTCTGATAGAATAGCAGAAGAAAAGGCTCAAGACAATGAGGAGTATTATGAGGAGGAAGAATAATGAGTTTACAAAATTTATTAGAGCTATCTGACTCCCGCAATGTAAAAAAACAAGGTCTATCAGAAGAAAGGCTAAAGGCGCAAATGGAACCTTTAAGACACCTTATATCTTTTTATAGAGAGTATCCTGACCTTTTAGTTGATTTTATGAAAGGTTCAGATAGTACATTTCGTTTTTATTTTTATCAGAGAATTTTTTTAAGAGCTTTTATGCGTCATAGATACGTATATGCTACGTGTCCCCGTGCTTTTTCAAAGAGTTTTCTTGCAATGCTTACTTTGATGCTTAGATGTGTACTTTATCCAAATACAAGTTTGTTTGTTACTACAGGCGGTAAACTAATAATTGCCGCATACTAGAGAAATTTAATATGAAAACTGCGGAATTAAGCTGGAACCCTGAGATGGGAATCAGAACCGAAGGCTATAGAAACTATAGTCAGGGGCAACGCATAGTGGGTGAAAAGATATAATCCCACCACGAGACCGCGGCAACTTAACAAGTAAAGTTGAAGTTGAAAAGATATGCTGGTCTTATACAAAATGAAGTATAAGAACTAAAGGATAAAAAACCTTTAGGATAACAAAACGAAGGAACAAGCTGCTTCGATCACGCTGAGTAAGATTGATGAGCTATGTAGGCTGCTTCCATCTCTTTCGAATGAGATTAACTGGGAGCGAGGTAAATCCAGAAAATCCAAAGATGATGTCAAATATGTATTTAAAAATGGTTCTTCTATTGATATTTTAGCGGCAAGAGAAAGTTCTAGAGGTCAGCGTAGAAATGGAGGTTGTATGGAAGAATGTGTACTTATAGACCAGACAGCCTTGAACGAAATTATAATACCTACGACCAACGTCGATAGGCTCCTTCCAGATGGAACAAGGCACAAAGATGTAACTGTGAACAAGAGTCAAGTGTACATCACTACTGCAGGTTATAAGAATTCATTCGCTTATGACAAATTAATTGAACTTTTAATACAATCTATTGTAGAACCAGATTCTGCGATGATATTAGGCGGGACTTATGAAATCCCTGTATGCGAAGGTTTACTTGATGAAGATTTTGTTGCTCAATTAAAAAGCCAAGGAACATTTAATGAGGCTTCCTTTGACCGAGAGTATAGAAGCCTTTGGACAGGAGATGTGGAAAATTCATTTTATTCTTCTGAAAAATTTGATAAGTATAGAGTTTTACAACAACCTGAGCATGAATATAGCGGACGTTCTGCTAAAAATGCTTATTATATAATTGGAGTCGATGTAGGTCGTACTAAATGTACAACTGAAGCTTGTGTATTTAAAGTAACCCCGCAAATTCAAGGTTCATCATTAAAGAGTTTAGTAAATATTTATAGTTTTGATGCAGAACATTTTGAACAACAGGCAATTCATTTAAAGAAACTTTTCTATAAATATAAAGCGCGAACCATGGTAGTGGATGCTAATGGTCTAGGTATTGGATTAGTAGACTTCCTTACTACTACACAAATTGACCCTGAGACAGGAGATACCCTTCCGCCATTTGGAGTTGAGGGTGGAACATTTGAAGATGTTGTTAATCAATATAAAAAAGTTAGAGGAGTAGATGTGGAAGAAAATGCTTTATATTTAATGAAAGCTAATACACCTATTAACTCAGAAGCTTATTCTTATGTGCAGACTCAGATGTCAAGTGGAAAGATTAAGTTTCTTATAGACGAGGTTTCCGCTAAGACGAAATTAATGTCTACTAAAGTTGGACAAAATATGGATACTGATAAACGTAATGAATATTTAATGCCTTTTGTTAAAACTACTATTCTTAAAGAAGAAATGTTAAATCTTGTAGAAAGTACAGATGGTGTAAATATTATTTTAAAACAATCTTCAAGAGGTATTAAAAAAGATAAATTCTCCGCATTTATTTATGGTTTATATTATATTAAACAAGAAGAAGATAAAAAAGTAAGAAGAAGACATAGCGGGCTTGGACAAATGATGTTTTTTAGTTAAGCCTTTGGGTAAAAATAATAAATTTGATATATTATTTTTTAATATTAAATAGTTAAAGAATCGAAATGGAGGAAACGTGATGCGCGCTAGTAGGGGCGAAATTAAAATTTTTGAAATTTTAGACGAAGCTGGTTTAAATTTTCAAGAAGAATATAGTTTTCCTGACCTTGTAAGTAACAATGGTCGAGTTCTTAGATTTGACTTTTGTGTATTTGATGACAATGGTGATATAGATTTTTTAATAG